AAAGGGTTGTACTGCACCAATCGGAGCGGTTGAACGAAGATATACAAGATCAGTAGGAGTATCGCCAACAACGATACCTGTATAGTTACAGACATATCCCTTGTTGATGCCTGTGGCAATCAATAGTGCTTTGCGAATTTCTCCTGCCTGAATTTCATATGCACCTGAATCGGGATTGTCGATGAAACGACCACCAATTTCAGGATGCAAGAAATATGCATTTCCCGTTACGAGTGGATATAGACCCACAAACCCACCTGTTGCAGTTAGTCCCGAAATAAATCCCTTGGTAACAATACTAAAGCAATTTCCTGTAACACTTTCTACAATTCCAAGTGCCTCTGCATTTGAAACCGTATTTGCCTTTGCAAAAGTGAGTGATCCATCCGTATCAAAGCGAAGAGCATGCCCAACTGCAAATCCGTGATTTGCTTGGCAGAATGTTTTGCGAATTGCATCTGCTCTTAACCAATCTTCATGAATCTTGCCGTCACTCAAAGAAACGGGAATAGACCATGGAGTTGATGCAGTGAGTGCATGAGCACCATCTAATTGATCTGCATTTAGAAACTTGATCCAATTCAAAACAGGCACCCCTGGATAAACCGCAGGGCCTGTACTACCCGCAAATACAACACCAAAGGTAGCACCCGCAGCACCCGTGGGGCTGTGTCGCATTGTCAACTGATTGGCAACATCATATCGAGAAAATGATCCATTTGATCCGTAGTAAGTATAGGAATTGTTTACAGATGCATCGGGATAGCCAATCGATGCAAACTTAGAAGACAGAATATAATTATCCGAACCCGTAACACCAAGATTCGTATTTGCAACAAATGCATTCCATGACTGCATATCAGGAGATCTGAGATTCCACAAGAATGTCTTGTCGCCCGAAGCACCCTTGATATCAATACCTGCGGGAGTTAATATTTCATCACCGAAGAAAGCAGTACCGATTGCGGGTGGCCCAGTAACGGTAAGAACTGATGTAATTGCCGAACCCGTAATGACCAACTTTCCACCCAAAACAATATCATCAACACCACCATCAGAGAACAGATGAAGTTGAACTGTTCCTGTTGTTCCTGCACCTGCGGTTCGCCCTCCCCAACTACGAACTATGCCAATTGTGGTTGCATTTGTTGAAGTTGGAGTAAGGGTATCATGATAGAATGCAGTCATACCTGAGGTCTGACCGCCATTAAACGAACCTTCTGTTAATCCTACTCCCGTGACCATAAATTCAACATATCGATTGTATGCCAACTCAATAATTTTATCTTCAATACGAAGATCGTTTGAATCGATATATGAGGTCTGTGCAGACACATTCAGATTACCAACGATATTGACATCGCCTTGAATGGTGAAAGATCCATTTCCCGAGTCACCAAAAGTAACAACAGGAGGAAGCATTCGGTGAGCAGGAGTACGCTTGGGTGTTCCTTCTGAACCTTGACGGGTATCGCTCTTATCGCTAAGGATCACATAATCATTCGTAGCGGGATTTGCCGATGACCCTGTCCCCAAGTCTTCAAGACGAACAGCATCAATAATTATTTTATTGAAGTTATTTGTGAATCCTGCAACACCAATTCCAATACCTGCACCAGGATTGGCAGAAAGAGTTACTACGCCATTGTAGTAACCACCCGAACAACCTGTTTCCCTAATCAATCCACCCGATGTTGCGCCAACATCAACATCAAAGACATTGATGGCACTTGCTGCCTCAATCATCTCATTTGTTCTATCGAACCATGTATTAAAGGTGTCGGAAAGAACGAGCGGCTGAATATTGATTAAATCTGATGCGGTACAGGACATGTGTGATTATCGTTTCTCTATGAGTTTCGAAACAAGGGATTTTAGGTCAAACAATTCTTGCTCTAACTTATTTATCCGTTCCTTTTGTGCTAAATGTTCGTGCTTTCTTCTCTCATATGCATGTATCGAATCATGGTCTGTCGAGAGAATTGCACCTGTTTTGGTGTCTCTTACTAGCCGTTCATTCTTTACCTTGATTCGATTCGGCATCATGTTGCAACCATCCTCAAATTCTTAATGCGAGGAACTGCTGCTCCCGTTGAACTTCCAAACATAACAACTTTAATTGAGAATGACTTAAACTTAGTTAGGGTTGTATATCCAATATTTGTAAATGATACTTCGCGGAAATCGCTGTCGGATGAGGATATGCCCCCATCGGTTGTGGTCAATTCCACATAATCAATATAGTCATAGTCAACCTCACCAACAGGAATTGGGCGAACAAATACCTTTACCGAAGAGGGATCTGTACTACTTTTCTTGGGATTGCAGAGTGACATCGATACTGTGATGTTTGATGCCTCTATACCCTCTTCAAGAGTTACCTTCTTACTAATATATCTTGCACTTGCTTTAAATGCCGATGCAACATTAGTCGGTTCAAGTTCTCCGTTGTATTGTGCATTGCCCTGCGTTGTGTTTGTATTATTATTGATAGTATTTGATATCGCAACGATACTCGACTTTTCCCTGTCGAATACAGGAGAAACATATCCATCACTACTTGCACTCATTGCGACATCTACTGATGCAAGTCCTGCTTCCGAAGTTCCTGATGTCATTGGATGATATCCATCGGAAGGAATAATGTTCTTGTTTTTGGATAGTTGACTATATGTTACGGGTGAGGCGGTCGCCACGATTGATGAGTATGAAATTGCAGATCCTTCAGGAACAGTATCAGCAGCATTTAATCTATATTCGTTGATATTAAATGTACCACTTCCACTAATTGCCTGATTTACAAATCGAATACTTCCACTGCTATTAAATTTGCACAGTTGTAAGCGGAATGCCAAGGTTTCATTATCGCTCTTGACCATCTTGCCCGTATTCTGTGCCTTGAAGATCGATCTCATCATGGGTTGCTTTGTAATACTGTACTTCGAGTCCTCTTCATTTGCGATCAAGACAGTGCTACCAACTGCCCCTGTAAATACTGAATACTCAGAAGAGTTTGTAAGAATACTAATTGCATACTCTTGACCAGGAAGCAGATACACAGGATTACTGAATGCAAAATTGGTTTGAGCCACATTACCTGCGGTGATCAAATCTGCTGTATTGACTTGATCCGAGTATAAAGTTGCAGATGCAAATGGAAGAACCTTTGACGGATGTGGATAGCCCGATATCGTAGGACGAACCTGCACAGTAATTGGAATAGTTGTAAGTGTTTCCTTGCCGCTAAAGTACAGATCAATAGACTTTAAGAAAATTCCCTTTGGATACTTGGTAGGATCAACATAGAAAGTCTGTGCAAGTGGTTCGGTATACCCACGAATTTCACCCGAACTTGTAAGAACTTCAGACAGATTTGAAATAACTCTTGAAGATTTTACTGACTTTCTTCTAGTTTCCGACAGTCGAGTAGACATATGCCCATCTTCTGCGATAGAATTATAGTTTCCTTCAATGGCATATACCGCCTCAGCAGACATTGTCCAATTACTTGGATTCTCGATATCGGTACTGTCAATAATCCGAATGACATGGCGACCCACCGAGAAATTCTGTTGAACAAACGATGGATTTACTAAATTGAAAGAATACTGTGTGGATACTTCGCCTTTGCTATTTGTTTGCTGACGATTAAATGCTGTGCAGTATGGAGTAACATTTACATCGTCACAGAACACATAGAAAGTGGTGTTTGGCTTCAACCCATTAGCATTGATCGTGATTATCTTCTGACGGGCAATAGGAAGTACATCCTTTGCAACCGTCTTATTGTTGATAATCTTTTTCATGCTTTCAGGGGCAATCGAAGCACTTAGATCATTCAACGAAGTTCCCTCAACCTTGGCAGTAAGCAACTTATTTGGATTCAACAAATTGGGACGAGTGTTCTTCGAAGTCTGATTTTCTTTACCAAACCAAATAGATTCCCAATCATTAAATCGCGTACCAAATCCATAACTTGAGTTCTGTTCCCAGTTATCATTCTCGCCATCAACATTCACCAATACCTTAGGCTGCTTTTCAGAATCGTACCAGTTGTCGGTCGATGGGCTGATAGAAAGTGTGCCGAGATAATTGATAACATTAAATGGATTTACTGTAACTGAGCCACTTGCAAGAAGATTTGAAATTTCAGGAGAGAGTGTATAGTCTAGGGTGTATATGCCTGTTGAAGTATTCCCAACAACATTTGATATATTTGTTCCACCCGTTAATCCATAAGAGCGAGACACAAAAGATGGACGCAATTCGTTGTTTTCGTAATCAATACTAGCGGCAAACATTGGATCGGTATTGTCTGCAACTGCATGACCCTTAAACTGATCAACAAGAATACCACGCTTAGGCATTTCAACATCATCGGTGTCCCGAATGCTCTTTGCCTTTGCCTCTTGCTCAAGAAGATTCAGTTTAGTGTAGTATTCAACGGCTTCAATTCGTTTTTCCAATGCACCAATATCTCGCATGGTATAACGCTTATTTTCAACATAACGAACAGAAGCATCATTGCTGTCAACTGTATAAGGATTTACACGAACACTATACAGGGACATGGCATTCGGATCATCCGCAGGAACATCGGCATCCAATGAAGGAATTCCCGAAATAACTGTAAATCTACGATCACGAGTTAATGCAATCTTATCTGTTCTTGGTAAGAAATGTGTATATGTCCAATCAGTTGAGTTTGCTGCTGTATTTGCAGGAACCCATGTTGTTGGAATAATGTCTCCCGTCAAACTACGATCAGGACGGAAATCAATACAGTCGCGAAGATTATATTGAAGTGCATTCGTTCTGCTTGTATAGGTTGGGATATTTTCATAATCGGGATATGACTGTGCGGTATACGGCCCAAGCCCACCTGCATTGTGTGCATAGTGTTTGAATGTTGCCGAATATGGGCCTGTAACTCCTACTGTACCAGGAATCAAGGTAACTCTAGCCCAATCATAATGAGAATCGCGCTGACCCGTATCAAAATCAAAATAGGGTAATAGATTAATTCCCGAACTTGCTCCCATTGACCCCGTAAGCGACAGCAACTGATCGACATCAGTATATCCATTCAGATAGAGAGTATCTGCTGTGCTGCCTCTACCATCGCCCGTAAGACTTCTGCCAAATGCACCCGTAAGAGACTCACTTATCGTAGAGAGTGTCTTTGTTCTTCGGAAGTTGGTCATTGATGTTGAAGGAGTTGCAAACTGCTGTGTTGCAATTACATTCAACTTTGCACCATTAGCGGTTCCCGTTACCGTAACCGATAGTTGGTTTGCGGCTACACCTCGTGCTGCCGTTCCCCCCAAGATTTTTCCATCCTGATCAAAAACAAGAACATCAGCATTTGGCAAAGTAACAGTCGTTGCGGCAGGAAGGGGGAATTGCATTCCAACAGCATCATAGGAATTAACAGTAAATGCATAGGTAGATGCATTTGCAGTTGTCTTTGCATATGAAACGATTGCATAATCGCCATTGGTGAATGCAGTCACTCCCGATCCTTCGGGAATTGGATATAAAAGAGATCCCTGACTCTGTCCTTCAAGAGTGGCACTACCACCTGTAATCGCAAACAAATGGCTTGTGGTCGATACCTTGCCATTCATAAACACGCGAGTAACATCTGAAAATGCTCCACCTGTCAAATTGATATCGTATATCGATAGATTGTAAACAGATGCGGCATATGGCTCAACTCCACGAATTCTTGCTGTGCCAATCGCAGCACACGCAGCACCACTTGCACCCGAAGACAAGGTTACTAGAGGATGTGTTGCAAGATCTGCGGTAGTTCCAAATGAATCTGTAATTCCTGAAAATACTACCTTTGTGTATGGGCCAATAGATCTGTTAAAATCTCTAGTAACACTTCTTTCATGAGATGATCCACGAGCACAGGGGATATTGAGTTTGGTCTTTCCCTGTGTTTCAAATTCATAGCCAAATACATATGCCTTACCAGGGGACAACTCTGCTTTTAATACACTAGTTCCACCCACTGCGGTTGGGCCTTTGAGAACAAGTTCAAACGGAGTTACTGTATAATTTCCCGATTCGTCATATGTTCGCCGAGCAAGAGTATCCTCAAGCATTGCATAGTCGGGATACTTCTCAACTTTAACAATGTCGCCGCCAACCACACGCATAAATTCAATGAATCCGACTCTAGAGAAATTGTCTACTGCCGTTGTGTCGGTTGCGGTGAAACCTTTTTGTGATGCAGTAAGTTCGATCATGAACCGATCTGACCCTGGAGCAGCATAATTGTAGAATCCGAATGCGGGATCATTTAGTGATGTATCGTCAGTAGAGGTGACAAACGACTTACCAACATCAAACCCAATTCTTGTGGTTGGGTTGTTATAGTCGCGAATTTGGTTTCCAGCGGATCCTGTGAGGGTGTATGCACCAATTGATTGGGCATCATTAAGAACAAAATATCCTTCGACAAATCGAACGCCACGATCAACCGATGCAACAAGTGCATCGCCAATAACATATCCATTTGGCCCTGTTACAGAAGCAGTTATTCCTGTACCGTTTGCTGCTGTGGCAGAAAGAATATTATTGATTCCAAAAGTTGCGCCACCCTCAGTGTATTCAAAGAAAAGAACACTTGTATTTGATTCACTGCTATTTGGATATACTCCTTCGGCATGAACAACACGGGCACTAGCCTTACCCGATGATCCAATCACTGTTCCAATGAAATCGGAATATCCAACCGAAGATCCAAGGTTTACTTTGACATATTTTACGCGATTTTCACTGATCTGCCCATCAAGAACAATGCTGCCTTCTTCAAATATATGAGAACCAAGACGCTCGACTTGATTCTGTAGAAGTGTCTGTATCTGTGTCAGTTCTCGTGCCTGAACGCCATATCCAGGACGGAACATGAGACGAAGAAACTTCTTGTCCTCGCTAAAATCGTCATAGTAAGGATCTACATTAAACAGACTTGGGTCGTATGATGGCATTTATTTCTACCTTAATAGTCAATGACTATTTTGATTTCTTCCTTTTGTTCAAAACCGCGCTGAATCGGCTTCATATTCTGTATGTATAGGATATCTCCCGATCTATATTTAAGTTCACCTGTGTGAAGAACTGTTGTCACACTTGCAACCCCATCACTATAGTTCGATGTCATTCCCGCAACAATATTTCCCTGTGTTCCCGAAACTCGAAGTATTCCCGTTGTGCCCGAAGCACCCACACTCCAATCCATAACATAGCCATTTGCTGAATTTGTTGCTCCGACTCCACCAAATACCTGATAGTTGTCCTCAAAGAATGAAGCAGAATCAAATTCATTTGAACCGTCCCATGACATGAGAAGCGAGGTGGTTTGATCATATGCATCAACTCCATCCTGAACAAGGCTGTCTATTGCTACAATTTCACCAATTCCACTCAATCCTCTTTCTGAGAATCCCGAATACATTTGATCTGTTTGGTTGATTCGCTCGCCGTACTTAAACTCACCCTGAACATTTTCCAAATAAAGATATCCCGACAAATTGGAACCCAACTGAGGTTTCCAATCATATATGTCTGCGGTTGCTCTTGATGGAGGAGTCGAAGTTGCATAATTGCCAATTCCATGAGCAACATATCCCTCAACAAAATCGTTTCCCCCACCCGCAAATACAGTACTAGTTGGAGCAAGTTTGAGTTTAAGGAGTCTCCTAGATTCCGATCCCGCAAGGGTTCGTTCATCAACAGTCATGATATTCAACCCACTGACTGTGCCGTTATATTCAAATTGACCATTTTTAATATTGGTCAATACCAATTCATTGGTTCCACTATGTCCCGAAACTCCCTGAACCCATGAAACCACTTTGCCATATGCACCATCAAATCCTGCGGTTGCTTGTTGAGCGGCAGTAGATCCGACACTAAAGGTTCCCGAAAGACCTGGTTGATAGAACCGAAGCCGAACTTGCTTTTCTGCAAGAAGTGGATTGAGGAGAAGTGCAAATTGTCGATATTCATTTTCGGTACTTACAGCCCCACCTTCGTTTCTTGAATACTCCTTAGAAATCATGATTGAAGATGCGCCAAGTTCCTTAACAGGATTTGATCCATGCCCACCAGGAGGAGACATGATAGGTGTTGCCAAGTCTTCAAGATTTACCTTGTTGGTAGGAACAAAAAGCCCTTCAACAAAATTAAGAGAGGCAAAGGTATAGTTTTTTCCACCATCAACTAACTCAATCGAATCAATCATTTTTGTTATTTCAAAAAATTCAGTACATGATGTAACTCCACTTGTTGCTGTCGCTCCAAATCGAATTGAAACTTCAGCGGATTGTGAGTATGGATTTCCGCTATTCTGATATGAGGTGCCATCACCAACTACTTGAATATTCGGAACAATTGAAAATTCGCTCGCATTTGCTCCACCCGAAATACTACTAGAGAAAGGGTAATTGACACTCACAAATGCAGAATTTCCACCACCACTTGGAACAAAATTAGTAATGACTCTTCTCTGACCCAATCCCTGCCCACTATCAATAGACAGAACCATGTCGGTATAATAATCTGCTTGTAAGAACAGATAAGGCGATGATATAGTAATTCCCATAGCACCCGATAGACCATCAGCAACAACAGTATTGTCGCCTGACGGGAAAACACACTTCTTCGAAACAACAAATGGCTGAACATCAGGATTAATCTTGATATATGAGATTTCGCCATCAACAGCAGATTCTTGAGTAGTCCACTGTAGGATTCTCTCATCGCTTGTTCGTAGGTACTCGACATACTCAACGGGCATATATCCAATGCTATCACCCTTTGTTTTTGTCAAGAACTTACGCTTTGATTCGGGAATCTGATACAGAAACTTCCAACGATATCCATCTCCAAGTTTTCTAATACGAGTATCTGTGTGTGTTGGGGCAACCATGGAGGGAACACCATTATTATTATCGATGCACTTATAGACTCGTTCCTCGTCCACTAAAGCATAGAATGGTGCAGGATCAAAGTCATCAAAGAGATCCAAATCGTCTCGATATGGAGTATAGATTACTCCTGCTGACCAATCATATCGTCTCACAACAAGCGACACATCGGCACTGTCAATTCTTTTATGTGCAAATGCAGATTTCCAAAAATCCGTATCATCCTTGACACTATCCACACTTCGAGGAGGATTTGTATCATCCGTCCATGATTGTATTTTTCCAATGGATAAGAAAAGATTGTTTTCGTCAACATCTCCGTAGATCCCAAGAAGGGCATCTGCGGCTATGCGTTTGTGGTTTTGTCGAAATGGGTCACAGGATCCTGGCATTGCTTTGTATTTAGACTACTTAGGTGGGTGCGGTGGCTATGAATGTATATGCAAAAAGTACAATCGCCTGTGTTCCAGGTATGAGCCTGTCCTGATCGTCATACATTTCTAGTTTCAGTGTATGCCTCCCATCAGTAACTCTGCTAAGAGAAACTCTTCTTGTATTGATTCCTGTTGTAATCTTGAGACGATTGTCCAAGAAAATCTTAATGGTTTTTGCATTAAATATAGACAAATTTGCTTCATTTGAAACATCAAACGATACGGTTAGGGTTCGGAAGAATGGCAAATCTTCAGTAATTGTTCCGACAGGCACTGTTGGATTGTTTGCAATTGAACCCGATATTGGACTAATGACACTAAAAGTTGGTAGTGCGGGGTTTACAATCGATTCGCTTCGGCAGTCAAATTCCTGTCCCTGTGGCATATCAAAAAATGCCCGTGCGGTAATTTTACGGAATTCACTCGTTTCATCATATTCAAGAAGTGCATATCTAAAATCATCTGGCTCGGTGTATAGAGGAGCCGTGGGGGTAATAGTAGATTGGAGGTCTGCAATCCATATTGCAATGTCTTCTTCTCTATTTTCTTTTCGATATGACCATTCTTGCCATCCACCATTAGCATTCGCAAAGTCCTCAAGTTGAGTATTCCATATTTTGGCAATATGATATCCACTAGAAACCGTCTTGTTTGCATGGGGATACACAATCCAAAATGGATCTGCATTTGGGAAATCATTTTCATATAAAATTCCCGAGGTCGCTCCAACAAATGGTATGTTATTGCTAATCGGATTGCCAATAACCGCCAATCCATCGCCCTGCCCCCGAATATAAATGTCATGATTATCGGGGGAATATCCTGCTGCTGCTCCCCCTGTGAGGAACCACATCGAGAGATCGTCAAAGGTCTGAAAGGTATATGGAACATAGTGACCGATGAGTGGTACACGAAACGACATTAATGCCGATGCATTCTGCAAATCTGCTTCGGCACATCGCTTAATTAATACAGATCCAAACATGGCAATTCCAACAGGATGGACAAGCCTTCGAATTATTTCTCGATAATTTTCAATCACAACTTCACTTTTCAACACATATGACCAATTTTGATAAAAGTGATTATCCTGAAGTACTTTATTTGTGCTGAGGCGACCATCATTATTTGTGTAATATCCCGCAGACTGACACAATGCTCCTATGGAGACAGATCCTGAAAATCCTGATCCTCGAACTGATTGAACTTGCATTGTTGGAGGAACAATATAATTGATTCCAAAGTCATCAATATTGATTTTTCGAATTCCACCAACACTATCAATCTCTACAACGGTTCCTGTTCCTTGCTGTCCGCTCGGGTCATTTGCAACAAACAAAATTCGATCACCAATTTCATAGTCACTTCCACCATTCGTAATCGTAAGTGAAGAGACTACACTGTAAACCTTTACCTCATGAAACTCTTCATCACCATCAGTGAAATCAACACCGAGACTTCCTGTTGTAAATGTCCCATTTCTTCCCGAAAGTAATAGTTCTGCAACAGGAAAGTTTCCTATCTGATATACAGAGACATCAACAACTCTTGCTGTTGCGGTTATCTTTCCTGCATTGTTCTTTTGAACGATGTTGTTTCCTGCAACGCGGTAGATCTGATCTCCTAATACATTTGAGATTCTCAGATAGTTGTTTTGTGTCCATCGACCTGATGATAGTCGCAAAATATCTTGTTTCGGATAGTAAAATTCAACCGCTGTATCATAAAGAATTCGGAAAAGAAACTCATAAGACTTTTCTGTTCCCTTTGCTAAGTAGAATTGCTTTATGTTTTTCAGAAGTCTTCTTGGATCAACAGGGTCATTTGTTTTCTTGTTAATCGCTAGATTCTCAGGAAAATTTAACAAATACTCTTGCTTGAAATGATCAATGAATTGGTCAAGTGTGCTATCAATATCAGGAATGTCATGCATATCCATCGGAGAAAGAATTTTCCCCGAATTTCGCTTTAATCCAAGCCACTCGTAATATGCCGATAGAAACGAAACAAGTGTAGGATGATCAACCCTGACAAACTCGGGAAGTCTATCGGGTACAAAATTTGAAAGTTGGCGTTCTAAGTCAATACTCATTCGAATTATCTTGTGAAGGAGGCATCACTTGCGTTTCGGTCAATGTTTGTTTTTTCAGGGATCGCAGTTGCCACGATAGACAACTCATCAATTTGAATAATTTGATTTCTTCTTGCAAAAATATCACTCTTTTCGGGAACTACCGTGACATAAAGAGAGGTTTCCCCCGTACCTAAAGTTTCGGGCTTAAAGTTTCTCAGAGATAGCAACCCTGTTGTATAGTCGATACTTCCGATATTCTTATTAACTATGATCTTGGTGGTTCCTGATTCTTTATAGATTCGAATGTTGCCATATCCATCATCATCTAAAAAACAATCTACAATAGGTTTAACAACCGCAGATGAAGTAGCATCGCGATAACCGAAAACGGCACTCGACAGAATCGGAGTATATCCATCAATTGGATGGAATAGCGGGTTATCAAACTTAATACTATATGGTGCAACTCTTCCTAAACTTGGCTCAAATCTCTTAGATAATGTAATTTCGACTGAGTTGGACAACACAGCACCCGATGATCCGTCAATTGCGGATGAGAACTTAGACAGTCTGAAATTGCGCTGAAATAATTCTAAGTAAGATGTGCTAAATGCCTTAATAAGATCAACAAGTCGAGCCTCAATTCCCGATTTATTCAGAGTGGTTTTTGCTTCATCATAGTAAAGAGTAACATTCGGATTGATGTATAGGATATCGGGGTCTACTACCTCGGGCATAATTGTAACTAGATTTCGCTCGCCCAAGATGGTTCGTTCGATTGCCTGTTTTTCGGCACTTGATAATCGAGTACCTACTTTTGGCTTGATGCTAATATATACCTTTCCATATTGTGGAGGATCGTTTTCTTCACCTCCCCAAATGAAGAACGAATCTGCTCTATTTGCATATTCTCGACCAAGAAGTGCTTTATAATCATCTGCTGTGACAGCCCTGTCTTGTGCTTGATAGTTTCTTGGAGCATAATATTTGATAGATGCAATATCTTCACTGTCCTCGCCACCGAATGAAAACAGCACCTTTCCATCCGCATCAGTATTGATTCTTACTTCATTTACGCGGGAATCGTTGCAGGTAATGGCTCTTCTTGCATTTGTTTCCTCATAGCCAATTCCATTTCCAAGAGAACCATTTGTGACAAGATATCGAAGATTGATGACATTGCCATTTTCAATTGCTTTACCAAGGATCCCATCACCAAAATAAATTTCCCAAAATCCATCTCTGCCCTCTTGAATGAAAAACACATTTGAAGTTGAGTCTAGTTTATTAATGTCGGTTGCTTTTTTCCATAACTGAGACGATCCTGTAGTATCGCTTTGTGATCGCTGAACAAATACTCTAATCGTGTCAATATCTACATTGAGATCGGGAATAGTAAATCTTGCCTCTGTGCCACCCTGTGTGTTTGCCACATATGCAACCTGTTTTGTATATCCCTGATAAAGGGTGACATCCTGTACAATATTCTCACCCGACCTACGAACTGCTTTATAAGTATCCAAGGTGACAAAATTGACTGCTTTGCCATCAACATCTTTACCACGAAAGACGGTTCCTGTTTCAATAAATTCTTTGCCCTGAATGACTCTCTGTGTGAATGCATCAACTGTATTGCCACTTGGTGTCATTACAACATCGACTATGAGTTGTGCTGCCTTTTTTGATCTTGGTGTATAGTTTAAGTGCTTTGCAAGAGAAACAACCGATGGTCGCATAATTGCAGAATCAATGAATGACTCATTTGCTGCCATATTTGCATAAAACGCCTGATAGTGTGTGTTGTATGCAAGAAGATCGAGAAGGATTGATAGTGCCGAACCTTCAAAGTTGTAGTCCTTGAACTGCTCTTGACCACTCAAGTACTCTTTTAAGTTTGCCTTGATTTCATCAAACTCAAGCGATTCGATTGGTGTATTTGATATGTTACTCATCTTAGCCTCTGTAAAGCGATTGTGGTTGAGAATACTCTTTGAACATTACGAATAGTGAAGTGAATTGTGATACGAATCTCATTCCTATCTAGCACATCTACAATATCTACAATTGCATTACTGACTCTTTTCTCATAATTTCGAATGACCTCTGAAATTCGCTTTTTGAGTTCAATCACCATTATGGGTTCGATCAATTCAAATAGCATATCTTGCACCCCTGAACTAATCTCGGGATGAAATGGCTTCTCTCCCCTACGATAGAGAATTAAATTTCGCAAAGATCGTTTAATTGCCTCTTCGTCTCGGCGCAATGCAACATCTCCCGACAGTGGATTGCGGTCAAAGTTGATATCAAGATCGATAGAGGTGTTTTGACTTTTAAGCATTATTGTAGTGCCAATTCAAGTTCGATATAGTCCCGTGCTTGCTCAAAATGTTGTCTGATTTTTTTTTCTTCTTCTACTGTTGGAACTTCTGTTTCGTGAAACCATTCTAATTGCACAAATCCAATATACAAATCCTGTTTCATGATTGGTAAAATGCTGTATCGAACAATTCCATTTGACTTGTTATATGACCGAAAATAGCCATCAGGCATATTTTCTGTTATGTAAGATCCTGGGCTATTATCTCGCATATTTTCGATGAGGTTCCAAAACATTGTGACCAAAATACCCTGTAGGTTTCCCCCGTCATATACCACTCCCCGTTCACATGATTCGTGGGTGATACTGAATTTTTTCATGGGAGTTCCATCAAGAAATTTTCCACCATTGTGGAAATATCCAATTTTTGCTTTTTCTGCACCTGTCTGAATTCTTAGCCCCGTCAAAGTTTCATGGATATTTGTGTGCTTTAATTGAAAATTTGAACCCCTAGAATTTATAGAAGCCTCTTCGATATAAAGTTTGTCTTCTTGTTTTTTCTTTGATCTTGCATATGCAATACCTGTGAGAACGCCACCGATAACTCCCGAGGCGGCGATTCCAAGTTCAAACCAAATTTGAATTAATGGTGAACTCATAGTGTATTAACCTCCACAATAAACATTTGTACTGCCTCTAGCACAGGCAGACCCACAATGAACAGGATCTGCTACCCGTGCTGCGGGAAGGCTATTGATGTTAACAGAAGACGATCCAATTGCTGTTTTGCTTATATGGCAGTTATCGCCACAGCAATGAGTTGCCCATTTATCGCCCTTTCGATGCCATCCAAGACTGTTAACGAATACATTCTTTGATCCTTCGAGATTTGGTCTTGGTGGAAAGCATCGATGTCCTGTGCATATGTCTGTATGTCTATGTGCGGCTGGCATAAAACTCCTTTAGCAACTTCGAAAGTATCCACGATCTTTCATGGTGGCAAGATATTCTTTATTTGTCACAGGGAATCCATCAATGAACATCTGATTTCTGATATTTAGGATGAATTCATCTCTGTCCGATGACCAATTGTTGTCTGCGTCAATTATAAACCTTCCGTCAATGTAATTGCTCGGCAATAAAGAATCAAATGCCCTTGCTACAAACCCAATTCCCTTGGCAATCGGGAACCCTGCCCGATATAGGGAAGCAGATCCTCGCTTGGCATAGTTGTCTTCTGTAAACTTCCTAGGAGTCTGTTCACCATAATTAAACCCAAAGGTGTCTGCCGCAACAATATCCCGATCCTCTTGAGGAATTCCTGCGGGATTGGTAAGCCCAAATTCCAAGGGAAAGATATCATCCAAGTCATCAATTTTTCCATACAGATGCCCCGTATCGATATCGAGAGTCAAACTTGGGGGGAATACACCTTCTACAATTGCATATTTAATCGGCCCACCTGTTGGAGGGGGAGCACCAACATAATTGTAATACACTGCAACAAGTTTTAAACCAATGCTACAGTCAACACCCTGTTCTTCGGGGCGAAGAACCCTTTGCTGTTCAAATATTGGTCTAGATGGAGAAGTTTCATTGTATGACCGATTCATCAAAGAAGGACTCATCCAAAGAATATCTTCGGTTATTGCGTCTGTCAGGGATTCATCCTGTTCGACAATGTTCAATTCACCGAACCCATCGGGATAATAAAACTCAATTGGAAGAATTCCTGTCATATTCGCTGCCATTAGAACTCTCCTGCATCAATTTCATCATCTAGACTCTTGACTGTAACATCAGGAGATTCGAGGATAATGTTCGGATTGGTACCATATGGAACAGGCTCTGCAACAAACGGATCAATCGGCTGTGCTGTGTCAAATTTCAACGCATCCCCCATTTGAGGAATTGGTGGAACATCAACTGTTCCTTGAGGCTTACCGCATGAGATTGTCGGAATGCTCCCTTGGATTGCTGCTGAAATATCACTAACAGCACTGTTCAGTTTTCCAATAACTCCTAGAATTGCATCAGAAGCAAATTCAAGAGAAGGAAGAGTTATGCCATTGATACCTGCCATGATTTCATTTAGTGATGGAAGATCGCCCAATTTTAGGTTTGGAAGATCAAGATCAAACGAGGAAGTATCTCCCATGAATGCACATATATCGATATTTGGAACACTTGCGAGATCGCCGCGCTGTGCAGTCAATTCGTTAATGCTCTTCTTTGATTCCGAAAAATTAGTAGCAACAGGGACATTCACCATTCCCTTAATACTAACCTCTTCGCCCGTTGATGCTACTGATTTGTCTGCTGCTCCCAATGCGGCATAACTTTTTGTCTGATTGTCTTGCTCAAAGGTATATGTTTCAATATCCTGTGTTGTGTATACAGAACCTTGAGCACTTCTTGATGGAGTTGTTGCTGTAACGGGAACTGATCGATTGGGAATATTAAAACACATAGGTTATTTTCGATTCTTTATTTGTAAATCTGTTGGGCTAAGTCGATCAATCAATCCATTGACAAGACCTCTTGCTTTGCTCAAGAGTGTCTGTATTCTTGATGCATTTTCACCTTCGGGATTTAGGTCTATACGCGGTGCCACAATAACCATATTTCCTTCGCTTGCCAAGGTGTATGTTCCTTTGACTTTATGCAAACAATTTCCACCAACATCAGTGGTCATATTGCCTTTGACATACATCTTTACATCACCACCAACTTCAATTTCAAGATCTTTTCCCATCATTATCTTCAATGTTTTGTTTGCATTGAAGGAGCAATTTCCCTTAACGAGAATCATCTTATCGTTTGTCGTAATGTCCCATGCATTACCAACAACCTTGTGAACTTCGCTTCCTCTTGGATGAATTTCAGTAAATGTGCCCGAGCAATGATACCAATGAATTCGTTCTGCCCCTGGCGTATCATCATATTCAATAACATGTCCTGCCTGAGATTCATATACATTGTTGAACGGATATTGGGCTGCATATGGAGTTTGTGGTTCTGCCCAAAAACCATACAGAGCAGTTGCACAAATTTCTAATTCATTTTTCTTTTTCTGTACAATGGTATTTTCGATTTGCTCGTTTCTTGCAAGGCGATTCGTATCTGCCTCGCCCATTCTAGAGATCAATGGATAAAGACCATCAGGATCAGCAAATCCCATTTTTGGATCAATTGTTGGATTCTTGGGAAGTTGATATGGTTTAATTCCGACATCATTTTTTGCAGCATCCAACGATGCGAGGATTTCAGCCTTTTTGCTTTCTACTTGATTTGCAAACAGTTGTTTGATATTTTCAGGATCTGCAAACGGAATATTAGGTATCTCTGAAAGTTCCCAAGGGATAGGAATATTTACAGTGTTAATGCCGCCAATTGATCCCATAACAACAGGCTCTTGTGAATTCGTACCGTCTCGAAAGAATCCAATAACCCATGCTCCCTGAACAAGCCCCGTAGGAGACCATCCCTTGCCCGATACCGATGTGCTATTTACAGGCATAAGCACATGCGCCCATGGAAGATCCTGTGTTGGTATTTGTGTCTTGTCGTTTGTGTGCCATCCAAGAACGCGAACACGAACGCGACCCAATTTTAACGGATCGTAAATGTCTTCGACAACTCCTTGCCACCAAATGAAGCCATTCTTCCCCATGTATTCTGCTTTTGTTGGTTCTTGGCTTGTGCTCATGATGTCTCCAGTGCAAGTTCTGCTTTTTTGTAATCTGCAATTGGTTCTGAAAACGAATCTCTCGATACGGTCATTGTCATCAGATGTTCTCTATCTGTAACAACATGCTTAATGGCAGTAACCAAATATCTTCCTTTGAGATAATCGTCTTCATAGTTGTCTTTATTTTTAGTCGATTCCTTTGAGATTGTCTTGAAATCTATCACTTGACCAACCACAACATTGGTATCTCCATAGCAGTTCATTATAAGATTGATGGAATTGATTTGATTAAGCAACGACTGTCGAATCAGAATAGTTTCGTCAGGATCACGCACCTGCACCAATCCCGACATCGTATGTGTTGTGTTGGGATAAAACCGAATATGAGACTCTACTGCATCGGTATAATCAATCTTTCCTCTTGGGACTAAAGGATTTTTCTCTAAATGAGATCCATCATTCATAAAGGACTTATCATATTTAAATTGAGTTGAAGCCCATGTTTTTGTAGTCATATCATGAGTCAATATTGCCGATGCAAGCATTCCCAAACTCTGTTGTTTGATTTTGTCTGTCATATCCTCAATAACATATGATTGTATGTTTCTGAGTTCAGACTCTATCATTCTTGTCCCATCATTGCTTCGAAATCCATCGGGATAATTTGTATATGTGAATGCGGGTGCTGCTTTTTTCAAAGCGGAAATTGGAACAAAATGATGTCCTCGTGAATTCTGAAACAACACATAATCACACATCGAAGTGTTATTTTTTGCTCTTGCCTGATGTGCTAACCAATTGATTGCATATAGTGGTGTCCAATAGGGAATAACATATGAGCGAGTATCATAAGTTTCCACAACTGATGACAAATGAATCTTGTCATCGTCCAACGCTTCCCCAAGAAGACCGACTGCACCCCCAATCGCGGCACCAACAACTGCACCAATTAAAGGAACTGGTGTCCCAATAAGTGCTCCTGCCGCCGCGCCTCTACCAGCAGCCGAAAGCAATCCATTATTTTCTCCATTGTCTATTGCGAGATACTCATCAAATATACTGCTTACCATTTGTGAAACAGGCATATTCACATACGATTTTGAAATTTTGCTCTGCATGCTCTTAATTGCCTGATGCGAGACAAATTCAATTCGAATCATTTGTGCCGACTCTTGTGCTGTTTCGGTCAGTACTGAAATCTTGTAAGTTCGAAACACCAACCTAACAGGATCGCTGCCGCGCATCGGGGTTCGATATGTGATTGTAAGTGTTTCTGCTCCTATGATAGGAAAGTTCTTCGCCATATTCATCGAATCGATAAGCGTAATACTTCCCGACATGCAATTAGAAAAGATGTCTTCGTAGATAACAAAATTCTCAAATACACCCTTGAGACTCATAGTAAATCCAGTGTAAGACTTAAGAGTAATCTCGTCTATCGAGACATCTCCTGGTTTATTCATCGTATCACTGCCGCTTTGTGTCATTTATTGCCTCACCGAGGAAGGGATGTCTGAAATAATTTTCTAAAATCTCTGAGGAGTGGATCGATATATTCAGGACGCATAATCTTGATATTTCGCTTTTTCTCATTGACTGTTTCTTCATGTGATATATTGGTAATGCTATTTGCATATCCCAAGGAATCGCCATTTTCGTCCACCCCCATATCAATGATTTCAACTCTTCCCAAAACATATCGATCAATGAGCGAGGAAAAACTCTTCTGTCTGCTCCCATCATTGGCTAATGATGTGGGACGATAGAGTGGGGAAATTACTTCGCCATCACTCCTTTCAAAGTGATGAAGTGCATATTGATTATTATCAGTAATTCTTACCATGGGAGCCGATATTTGCTTACCTTCGCTAGTTACGGTGTAGATGTCACGAACCAATCTAGTCGGATCGCCAATAACACTCGAATTTCTTGCCGCTTCTCCCTGAAGAGAAAAACTTCCTGTGATGTTCTCTACTACAATTTTGTACAAATTAGGATCCCACAGTTTAATGGTTGCTGTTGCCAAGACTGTTCCGTCTAATGCCTTTTGTTGTATGACATCACCAACCTCAAAATGAACAACTCTACGATCCAACATCATCCTCTTGTCAACATCAAAAAGCATCGGAGGGTATATGAAAATTGCTTTTCCTGCATATACCGATTGCATTTGATGTTCCATTTCATTAATGCTTAGGGGCCAACTAAAGAACGGATCCAATATTTCATTGAACAGAAGAATGATCCAATGATAATCAGATCGCCCATATATGCGATTTGCTAAAGTCTCGGGTTTTTCCTCATCCTTGATTGTATACTCAAGATATCCCGACTGCGATTCTTTGATGCTATCTATGATCTTTCCTCGGGTTAATATATTTCGAGCAATGACCGTATTGCCATTACTATCCTTATATCCAACATTAGATAAATAATTGAAGTATCCCATGTATTGCCTTATGGTGATTGATCTTTGCCCAATTGCCAGCCAAACCTATCTCTAGTGAGAATTTCAAGTTCGCTGAATGTCAGTGACATTGTGATTTTTGTTGGTGCCGCACCAAACTCATCTTGATTAAATGTTGTGAAAGTAGTGTCTTCTCCATATTTAATACTGATTGACTTAAGAGCACATTTCAATATCTGTGGCAAATATCCATTCAAGGTGCCATCAGCCATTAAGAAACTAATTCCAAATTCTGCGGGATAATCCAAGAAGCGACCACTTCCCGCCGATCTCTTGGGGTGAGCATAATATTTCAGCAATCCAATAATTTCATGACAAGTCTGCATTTCTTCTTGATTTCGTGGAAGAAAGGTATATGCAAAGTTAAATTCACGCCGCTTGACTTCTTTGAAAGTATGCAGTGCCATTGGATTTGTTACTTGTCGCTGCTGTGCTGATGCAAATTTAGAAAATGTTCCCGATTCTGCACCAACCAAATCTCCCAAAGAATCAAGTACTTTGAGATTTGCAAGTCCCAATTTCTTACCAATATCTCTTGCACTTGCCTGATCTCCCTGTGCAATTGCCTTTGCTAATTTGAGATTGTCTAGTCCTGCCATACTGCTATCTTCATATTCAAGACCATAACCAACCTCAAGCCCTGTAGGCATATAGAGGTATATCGATTGAAGAATCTTCTGTGTCAGTCCCGACAATCCCGTTTGTTCTTCGGTATAAGAGTCTCTTCCCAATCCCTGACCCTGCAAGTCCCCATCCACGAGTGCTTGCTTTCCTGTATTGAAGATTGCCCCGATGCCCTCTAAGATTGCACCAGCCCCCGCACCAATCATTCCCGCAATATCAGTTGGTTGAGTTTGTGGTTTTTCACCTTTACCAATAGAACTGGTCATATTATCAACAATACTGTTTGTTATTGCCTGAAATTGATTCCGTTTTGTATCAAGGGTACCGCCCCCTGTATCGTATATCTCAATCTTCATAACACTTTGTAGGGTCGGATTACTCAATAAGTCATATGGATATTTGTAATACCCCTCAGATTTTCCCCTACCTGTATTGTAAAGTCGATCTTCAAATTGACTCGAAGAACGGGAAAGCAGTGCCTCAACAGCACGAATTTCGTTTAGATTTTTTACGCTACTGTATTCTTGCATATAGTGTATTTAGATGTCTTTGATAAATAGCATATACGGGAGAACCCTCATCGCAAACAACAAATCATATAAGGGAAAATACACACCGAAGCGACCCGAAAAGTATAAGGGAGACCCATCAATGTGCTTCTATCGGTCATTGTGGGAAAGGCGCGTAATGGTTTTTTGCGATGAAAACGACTCAGTTACTAAATGGTCTTCGGAAGAAGTGGTTGTCCCGTATATTTCGCCTGTCGATGGGCGTAAACACCGTTACTTTGTGGACTTTTGGATGTGTCTTAAAAAGCCTGATGGTGGGATTGAGGAGTGTTTGATCGAGGTCAAACCCAAAAAACAAACAATAAAACCCGAGCAACCCAAATCAAAACGAATTTCCAAATCAAAGTTGTTTGAGATTAGAAATTGGCTGATCAACTCTGCAAAATGGGAAGCAGCAAAAGACTATTGCACAGATCGCGGTTGGAAATTTCGGATTCTAACAGAAGAAAACATCTTCGGTAAGGCTGGAAAATGACAAAACAACAAGTAGTAAAAGTCCTGAAAGGGATGCAAGGAACAAATCTTCAACTCGGAGATGATCGAACAACTCGTTGGTTAGCAACAAACCTATCCAAAATCAAAACAACTATGAATCAAAGAAACTTCATAGATTCAGGAAAAACAATTGTTCGAAAAAGTCTGACTCCTGGCAAGATGGTGTTCTATGGATATAACCCCAAAACGAAAGACCAACTCATGTTTTGGGATGAATTTCCAATTACCATCATCCTTCACCCCCAAAAAGATGGATTTCTTGGTCTCAATTTGCACTATCTACCCCCGTCAGGAAGAGCAAATTTTTTAAACAAACTCCTCAAATATGTCTCCGACCCTAATTGGATAGCACATAACAACACAAGCGTAGAGTTCAGGGTTACCTATGGCATGCTCAAGGGGTCAGCGATCATGAAGGCATACCGACCATGCATCAAGCGATACTATTACAAACATATCGTATCAAAAGTTGCATTTATTTCTCCCAATGATTGGAAGACTGTTCCTTTCTTCCCTTTAGACAGATTCAAGGGTGCAAGTCGAAGCGATATATGGGCACTCGCATGATAGATACTCTATAGAAACATGGATATAAGCAGAATACAAGCAGTTACGCCAGAACAAGCATACCAATCGTATGTTAAGAATCCCGAACCATCATTTCAGGATTCTGTCTATGGTCGCGCACGAGATACGGGATGGGCATCGGGTAACCGTTGGCTCACGATGATATTCCCAAATCAAAAGGTGCGAGATGCCATCGGCATGAATTTTGTTGTAGATGTTGCACGATTGGCAACCACCTGTAAATCAGTAGCCATGAACGAACAGTCATGGTATAGCACCGAGCAAAATTATATTGATGCAGGGCCAAACCGCGTATTTCCATACAAGAGGAATACGAATAATGCTTCAGGTATAAAAATTCAGTTCAACTGTGGTACTGATATGTTTGAGAAGGAGTTCTTTGAGACATGGCTCAGATATATCCAAAATCCATTTACTCGCCAATGGCGATATTATGATGAATATGCAAAGGGGAGTGAAATATTCCTAATGCTGCTCCCCAATCATGTTCAGAATTTTGAAATGGCAATGCAAGCAATGTATAATGGTCAAATTGTTGGATATCGGTTTACTGAAGTCTATCCATTTTCGATGAATATGAATGGTGGATCTCTAAACTATACAAATATCAATGAACCGCTGTTCTCGGATATTGGATTTATGTATCACGATATTCTTCCGCTTTTACCTACCCCAATCGCATATAGCAACACATTGCCCACAGTAACAGATACGGGCTATCCTGTTATCGAGAAGGATAGATTCAAGGATATCCTAACGGCAAGTCAGTTGGGTATTGACAAAGCAGTCAACGGGTTTGCTCTAGGAACGATTGCGGAGCGTGGAGCGTTCAATGCCCTCCGAGGACAGCAGCAGAGCATCCTGACAGCATATACACGGCAACTAGAGGAATATAAAACACAGAATCTCCCCCGTGGTGTAGATGGCAGAGTTGTATATGCGACCCCAAGACAGGGCGGTCTACAGGGAATGCTGACTCAAATGTCGCAAGTTCAAGGATTTTTTGGAGAAGGCTTCTTTGGCAACGGATTTAACCCCTAACTTTTTATTATAGGAGATCGTAATGGCACTTTCAGGAATTCTCGCATCAGTACCGAAACATCAGACAACTTTGCCTGTTAGTGGCAAAAAGATTGAGTATCGTCCATTTATTGTCAAAGAGGAAAAAATCCTCTTTATGGCATCAGAAAGCAAAGACGAAAAAACAATCAATAGTGCAATTCGAGAAGTGATTTCGGCATGCACGGGTGGAACTGTTGATGTATTCAAGTTGCCGATTGCAGATATGGAATATCTATTTCTCCAATTGAGAAGTCATTCTGTTGGAGAAACCGCAAAACCAAACATTAAATGTTCAAAATGCGAGATTCCAAATGAATGCGAAATCAATCTCAAGGAGATTAAACCAACCATAGATCCAAAGCATACCAAAGTAATTACGGTTGTAGATGATATTAGCATACAGATGCGATATCCAACCATGGACGATCTTCAGGATATTACCACACAATCCGATGTTGAACGAGCACTTACAATATTGGTCAAATCGATTGATAAGGTGTATCAGGGCGAAATCATTCATAATGCTGCTGAGATGGACGAAACAGAAGTTCGCAACTTTGTGGAAGAACTAACACAAGATCAATTTAAGCGGCTCTTTGAGTTTATTGAAACCATGCCCAAATTGGAAAAGAAAGTTGAGTTTAAATGTAAGAGTTGTGGACATGAAAACACTACAGTACTCAAGGGGATCACAAGTTTTTTCTCGTAGCCTCCACTCATGACAATTTATTGAATATGCTCTCGGTTAACTTTGCGATGATGCAGAATTTTCACTACACACTTGAAGACCTTGAAGGCATGATGTCATGGGAACGGAGGATTTATATCGAACTGTTGATGCAGCATCTAAAGGAAGAAAAAGAGAGAATGGAATCGATGAAGAGTCAGGAACGATAAAGGATAAGTCAGATGGCAGGAGAACCAACAAACCAATCAGGACAGCCAACGCCACCCATCAACCAAGATGGAATTGCTATTCCTATTCAAACTCCTCCTCCACCATCGTCTCTTCAACCCACATTTGATCCTGAAAAAGAAAAGGCAGCAGCAAAGGCACTTGAAGATTTTCAAGCAACTATAAATCAAGTCGAAAAGGATTCCCAAAAATACATAGCAACGCTTAAAAAACTTGAGCAAGTCGAGTCTAAGCATAGCGAAAAAAAGCAAAAAGTTCTTGCTGCTGAAGATAAGAGATTGGAGTTTGAACGCAAATCTGCAACTGAAAATAAGAAATTCAGGGATGCCACAGGCGAATGGAAATTGTCCGTTGATGGTGCAAGAGAGGCAATGGATTCCCACGAGGCAGAACTCAAACTCTATAATCTAGAAATTGAAAAAGCAACAAAAGAACAAAATGCTGCAAGAGTAGAACTGTCCGAAGTTCGACAGGCTGCTATATTGGAAGGAAGTCAGCGGAAACAAACTGAACGATCATTAGAATCTCTTAAGACCACAATTCTTAGCACTGCTAGTAATATGGCAGATGTTCTTGGCCCTGAAATGGGTAAGATGACTAAGGCATTTCAGGGAGTTTCGGATACTTTTACCGAAATACAACAAAATGCCAAAATCAGAGACAATGAAATTGGTTTAATCCGAACAGCAGATGCCAAAAAACGAATAGTTGAAGATACCAAATCCGAAATTATTCGAAGAGAAAAACTCAACGAAATTCTTGCAAAAAAGAATGCAGAAACAGAAGGAACAAAACT